AATGTATAAAAACTATTTGTGATGTTTTATTAGATAATTTACCAGCATTAATTGAAGCAGCAATTCAAATTATCTTAGCATTAATACAAGGATTTACAGAAGCAATGCCTCAATTAGCTCAATATATTCCTCAAATAGTAACAAAAATAGTATCAGTTTTAATAGAAAATTTACCAATGTTATTAAAAGCAGCATTACAATTGATATTAGCATTAGGAAAAGGATTAATAGTATATATTCCAACATTAATATCTTATATACCAAAATTAATAGTAGCTCTTGTAAATGGTATTATTGATGGAGTACCAAAGATGATTGAATCAGCTGGGAAATTAATTGCAGGATTAGTCAATGGAATAAAAAATAAAATAAATAGTGTTAAAGATGCTGCTAAAAACATAATCAATAAGATTAAAGAAGTATTTGTAAGTATGCCAGAAAAAGCAAAAAAATGGGGAAAAGATATGATAGATGGATTGAAGCAAGGAATTAAAGATAAGATAGCAGCAGTAGGAAATGCAGTAAAAGGAGTTGCTGATAAAATCAAAAGTCTATTGCATTTCTCTAGACCAGATGAAGGACCATTAAGAGAATACGAAAAATGGATGCCAGATTTCATGAAGGGATTAGCAAAAGGAATAACTAAATATTCTTATTTGGTATATGATGCAACTGATGAAGTAGCTAAAGAAATGGCAAATCAATTATCATTGAATAGTTTAATAGGAGATGTTAGTGGTGCAATGACAGGATTAAATAGTGGAATAAAGACATCATTAAATCCAACTATTAATCCTAATGTAAATGTAGAAAACAATTATAGATTAATGGCTGCAGCAATGAAAGAAGCTCTAGAAGATATGGATGTTGTAATGGATGATGATAAGATGGGAAGATTTGTTACTAAAACAGTAACAGACGAAATATATTCTTAGGAGGTGTAATATGAGAAACTATGTGATTATAAATGGTGTAAATTCATCAACTAAGACTGGATTAGCAATAAAAGAATTACCACCAATAAGTAAACCAGCAATAAGAACTAATACAGAAACTATTGATGGAAAAGATGGAGATATTATTACTAGATTAGGTTATAGTGCATATGATAAAACTATGGAAATAGGATTATTTGGTACATATGATATAGATAATATAATTTCATTTTTTAGTCAAAGTGGTACTATAACTTTTTCAAATGAAAGTGATAAATATTATAACTTTGAAATATTGAATCAAATAGACTTTGAAAAATTAATAAAATTTAGAACAGCAAATGTAGTATTTCATTGTCAACCTTTTAAATATGAAGTAGGAGAAACTGCAATAACATTATCAAGTGGAAATACAACAGTTAAGAATAAAGGAAATATATATTCAAAGCCAATTCTATATATCAAAGGAAGTGGAACTATTGATGTAAGTTTAAATAGTAATCAAATATTTAGCATAGATTTAAGTGATAATGATGAGATAATAATTGATACAGAAAATTTAGAAGCATATGATCCAGATACAAATGAATTATTAAATAGATATGTTATAGGAGATTATGATGATTTTAAATTAATTAGTGGAAATAATACTGTATCTTTAACTGGTGCTATTATTACTGCAAATATAACAAAGTATAGTAGGTGGTTATAATGATAAAAACATTCCAATCTACTGATAAAATATATACAACTAATGGAGATAAAATATTACAACCTAGTAAAGCAATAGTACATAAAGAAGATAATGGAGCATTCTATTTAGATATAGAAGCTCCTATTTCATATGTAGATTATTTAGTATCTGGAAATATATTAGTAGCAAATACTCCTCAAGGTAATCAACCTTTTAGGATAACTAATATAGAAAAAACAAGAACTAAAATAAAACTAAAAGCGAATCATATATTTTATGATAGTTTAAATTACTTAATAGAAGATAGCTATGTAGTAGATAAAGATTGCAATGATGCATTAGACCATTTAAATAGTGCTACTAGTGATTTAAGTCCATATACAACTATAAGTGATGTCAATAACATAGCAAGTTATAGATGTGTTAGAAAAAGCCTATATGAAGCTATACAAACAGTATTAGAAAGATGGGGAGGCCATCTAGTAAGAAACAATTGGAGTATAGGTATATATGAAGAAATAGGACAAGATAATGGAGTAGTAATACGATATGCTAAAAATCTAAAAGAAATATCTGCTTCTTATAATTGGGATGAAGTAGTTACTAAATTAATGCCAGTAGGAAAAGATGGAATATTATTAAATGGTTTAGATCCAGCTGCTAGTGTTTATTTAGAAAGTGGAACTCAATATAACATTCCATTTACAAAAACAGTATCATTCGAGCAAGAAATAGAAGAAGATGATTATAAAGATGAAGAAACTGGAGAAGTAGATGAAACAGCATATAAAACTGCTTTAATAGATGATTTAACAGACCAAGCCAATTCTTATTTAGCAGAACATTCAACTCCATCAGTAAATTATACTCTAAGTGCTAATGTAGAAAAAGTAAGTGATATAGGAGATACAATTGAAGTTATAGATGAAAATCTAGGAATTAATTTAATGACTAATGTTATTTCATTTGATTATGATTGTATTTTAGAAAAATATACTCAATTAGAATTTGGTAATTTTACTCCAACATTATCTGGATTGGTATCAAATATAGATGCTAGAGTAGATACTGCAATAAGAGAAAGTACAAATACAATTCAAGTAACATTATCAAATGAATTAGAACAAGCAACATCTCAAATATGGGATGCTTTAAGTGATTCTTATGTAATATATGATGGAGATAAAATATTAGTAGTAGATACATTACCAAAAGAAGATGCAACTAATGTAATAATGATTAATAATGGTGGTATAGGATTTAGTAATAGTGGAATCAATGGAACATTCAATAGTGCATGGACAATTGATAATATACTAAATATGGAACAAATAAATGTAATTAATTTAACTGCTGATTTAGTAAAAGGTGGAACTTTAAAATTAGGATCTAATTTAAATCAAAATGGACAGATAGAAGTATATGATGAAACAAATACATTAATAGCAGAATTAAATAAAAATGGATTGAAAATGTATGGAGTAGATGGAAGCTATGTATTAATGAATAATCAAGTGGGATTTGCTGGTTATGATAAAAATAATAATAAAATATATTGGGTAAGTAAAGATGAATTTCATATGAAGAAATCAGTAATAGAAGAAGAAATAACACTATGTAATAAAATGAGATTTATACCAATAGAAATATATAATGGAAGTACATTAGTCAATGATGGTATAGGGCTTGTATCAGTACTTGGAGGTGGTAGCTAATGGCAACATTAACAACATCATGGAAAAGTTATGCAAGTGCTAGTTTTAGTTCTGGTGCTGCAACTATTACTTTTTATTTAGAAGCAAAATATTCAAGTCAAAGTATTGCAAATAATACAACTGCAATTCAAACAAGATTAAGAAGTGCATTTACTAAAGGTAATTCATTATCTGGAGCAGGTTATAAATTTACTTGCTCATATGCTTCGACAGTTAGTGGAAGTGGTACATGGCACTTTGCTAATGAAGTAATAACTAGTGGAAGTGGAACAGTAACACATAATGCTAATGGTACAAAAACATTAACATTAAATGCAACTGCTCATAATAACTATTGGAATTTTACAAAGTCATTAAGTGCATCAGTTACATTACCAACTATACCTAGACAAGCAACAATAAAATCAGCTCCTAATTTTAATGATGAGCAAAATCCAACAATTACATATAGTAATCCTGCTGGAAATAATGTTACTACTTTAAAAGCTGGAATATTCTCAACAAATGGCTATACTGCTTATGCAAGTTATAGAAATATAAGTAAAACTGGTGCTTCTTATACATTTACATTAACAGATGCAGAAAGAAATGCATTAAGAAGTGCTGCTGCTAATAGTGGTACATTATCAGTTAGATTTTATGTTCAAACAGTTATAGGTGGAAATACTTATACAAGTTATCTAACAAAAACACTAACAATAGTAAATGCAAATCCAACATTTGAAGCAACCTATCAAGATACAAATGCATCTACTATAGCAATAACAGGAGATAATCAATTATTAATACAAAATCAAAGTACATTACAAATAGATGTTACTGATGCAACTGCATATAAATATGCTTCATTAAGTAGTATTCAAGCATCTATTAATGGAATTATATATAATGGTTCAATAAGTGGAAGTACAGCCACTTTTAATATTGGAACTATAGATGTATCTCAAGATATAGATGCAATAATTACATTAACTGATTCAAGAGGATATAAAACAAATAAATCATTATCTTTACAAGTATTAAAATGGCAATTACCAACTGCAAATATAACATTGCAAAGACAAAATAATTATTATAGTGCAACTGATATAACAGTAGATGCTAATTATTCTAGTTTAGATAATCAAAATACAATTGATATAAAAGTAAGAACTAAAAAAACAACTGATGGAAGTTATGGAGCTTATACAACATTAACAGATAATGTAACTAGTACATTAACTTTAGATAATCAATATGAATGGGATGTTCAAGTAGTAATAACTGATAGATTAGGAAGTACAACATATAACTTAACATTAGATAAAGGAATGCCAATAATCTATTTTGATAGATTAAAAAGAAGTGTAGGAATAAATTGCTTTCCAAATGATAGTGAAAGTTTAGAAGGTAAATTTGGAAATAGTCAAATAAACTTAATTAATTCTGCAATAGTTAGTTATTCATATGGAGATGATGGCTATATAAGATATGCTAATGGATTTCAAATAGCATGGGTAAAATATACATTTACTGGTAATTTTACTGCTTGGGGTGGTAGTATTTATTATTTGAATTCAGGAACACTACCTAATTGGCCTAAACCTTTTACAGAAGTATATTATCAAAATGTTCAAACAGATATAACTTATTGGACTGCAAATGCTAATCCAGCATTAACAAAGCCTCAAATGGTAAGGCTTCTAAGGGTAAATGGGCAAAACAATGTAAACATACCAGCAACAATAGTATGCTTTGGTAAATGGAATTAATTAGTAAAAAAGATAGGAGGAATAAAATGGCAATTTTACAATTTATAAAAGATTATTGGATTCAAATTATCTTTGTAATAGGTGTTTTATTAGGATTTTATAAAATGATATTAGCATTAATTGAAGGAGTTAAATGTTCATTAAGAAATGATATTTTACAAATATATGATAATTGTAAAGATGCTAAAAAAATACATAAATATGATTTAGAAGCAATAGAATTATCAAGTCAATTATATTTTAAATTAAAAGGCAATTCATTCGTACAAGATATAGTAAAAGAAGTTAAAACTTTTAAAATTATATAGGAGGTATTTATGAAATATAGTGGTAAAGAAATATTTACTAGAGCAAGTAAGACATTCATTCAAGGCTTTATTGGATCATTAGCAATAACATTACCTAATACTGATTTTACATCTAAAGGAGTATGGCAATCAGTATTAATAGGTGCAATTGCTTCTGGAATATCAGCTTTAATGAATTATTTTAGTAATCTATTAGAAGATGAAGATGATGATGAAGAAGAAATAGAGGTGTTAGAAGAATGACATATAAAGAATTTGTAAAAAAATATAATGGTAAATATACTGATTATGATGGATGTTATGGATTTCAATGCTGGGATTTAGCACAAAGATATTTCACAGAAGTATTAAAATTACCAGCATCAGTATTAAGTGGATGTGGATTAGTAAGTAATATGTTAAAAGAGCCAAAAAGAAAAGTATTATTAAAATACTTTGAAGAAGTTAAAACTCCTAAACAAGGAGATGTAGCAATTTGGGAATATGGACATATTGCTATATTTGATCATAATAAAAATTACTTCTTTAGTCAAAATCCTAATCCTTGTAAAGTAATACAAATAAATAGAGGGGGAGTGCATTATTTTAGATTAAAGACACAAAAACCTAAAGTAAGTTATTATAACAAATATACTGGTAAATCAACATCAATAGTAGATGCTTTAAAATCATTAAAAATAGATAGTTCATTTAGTCATAGAAAAAAGATAGCAAAAGCAAATGGAATAAACAACTATATTGGAACTCCTAAACAAAATATAGAACTACTTAATAAACTAAAAAAAGGAGTATTAAAAGTAGCATAAAAAAACTAGGAGCAATCCTAGTTCTTTTTTTATTGATTTCTAAATTCAATAACTTCTAATAATATTTCTTTATAATCTTTTAAGTCTTTTATAATTGATTTCCACATTACCTTATTTTTATTCTTTTCTGCATCAAATAATGGATCATCATTATATTTTTTTCTCATTTCAGTTGTCATAGGTATTCTAATCCATTTAGAATTATTAGTATATTTAATTCTTATTAAATCAAAGCCTTTATATTGAATAGTAGAGTAATCCTCGCATGGCTTAGTATAATTAAATAATGACTTATCGATTCCTAAATCATCAATAATAATATTTGCTGCTTCTACTTCTGTATCAACGTGGTTATATTCTTTAGTGCTTCCTTGAATAGTTATATTTATTTTATCCATAATTACCTCCCTCAAATATATTATAACATCACAAATAGTTTATATGGAAGATACTTCTAAAATAATTTATATCACATTTATAAACATCAAGAAAAGCCTTCTCTAATTCTTTTTTTAATTCTAAATCCATTTCTCTATGTTTATGTAAAAGTGCATGACAATGGAAGCATAAAGGTATAACACAGCCATATCTCATTGAGTTAACTCTATTATTACCACCAAAAACCTCATGAAGATGATGTTTAGGAGAATGGCAAATATAACATTCATCCAAATTATCAGTAACAATAGAATATCTATTTTTTTCTAATTTAGCTAATTTATAAGATTTACTTTTCATAATACCTCCTATAATAATTTACATTTACATATTTAATAAAATGTGTTAAAATACTCCACAATTAAAAAGGGGGTGGAGTAGAGTTGATACAAGTAACATATAAAAAGCGAAATGGAAATATAATACATAAATATAGAAAAACTATGATTCCATATGCAATAGGAGATACTACATCTATGGGATGGAAAGTATTGAATGTTAAATATGAATATAATGATGAATATTATCCAGAATATCAATATTATATTTTAATAGAGAAAAATAAAGAACGATTTATTAGAAAAAAACAAATGATAGAATTATTCATGAAAGAATTAAAAATATTTTTATATTATTTTATAGCTATAATGATCCTTTATTATATTAAAATAAGGATAGGAATATAGTTTTTTGTTATATTGTATCTGCTACTTAACTTTGGTAAAAATAAAAATAAAATATTGTATAATGTAAAGTTGTTAAAAATATTTTAAAAAAATGTTGACTATTCAAATAACCATAGTATAATTAGAGTTGTAAGGGTAAATTAGAAACAATTTTAATCTTTGTATCTTGGGAAGTTAACATAATATACACTCGTAGAAGTTAACAAGTTAACATAATATCAAATTTAAGTAGTTTAACACTCAAGATATAAATCTTGGGTGTTTTTTATTTACCAGAAAGGAGATTCTATGAAAAAAATAATATATCCAGAATTAATTGGAGAAATTGCAAAGCATGGAGAATCAAACAAAAGCATAGCTAAATTACTAGGAATTACTGATGTATCAGTAGGAAGAAAATTATCTGGTAAATCAAAGTGGAATATTAGCGAAATAGAAATACTATGTAATTTCTTTGATAAAGATTATTATGAATTATTTAAAACAAACAACTCATAATAAGTAATTAATTTACATAATTATATCACAAAAATAAAAAAATAGAAAAGAGGAATAAAAATGAAAAGAATAAAAATGATAGGGAGAATAATTGAATTAATATTAGGAGTTATTTGTATAGGATTTTTACTATATGAATTTATAACATTTACACTTGCTCCATTCTATAATGGTGGTTATTTACCTAGTTTAAGTTACTTTGGATGTGGAGTAAATCTAATTATAATTATTTATTTAATCAGTTTAGAAAGTTCAATTAGAGATTCATAGGAGGTGTTTATGGCTCAAAAGAGAATGTTTAATAAAGCAATTACTAATGATGATAACTTTATTGAAATGCCTATCTCAAGCCAAGTATTATACTTTCATTTATCTATGAATGCTGATGATGATGGATTTGTAAATAATTGGAAATCAATAATGAGAATGATAGGAACTAAAGAAGATGATTTAAAAGTATTAATTAGTAAAAATTACATAATTCCATTTGATAGTGGAGTGATAGTTATAAAGCATTGGAGATTAAATAATTATCTTCAAAATGACAGAATTATACCTACTCAATATCAAGAAGAATTAAAGCAATTAGAGTTAGATAAAAACAATGTATACAAAATGTATACAAAATGTATACACAGTATAGTAGAGAATAGAATAGATAAGAATAGTATAGAAGAGATATA